TTCAACAGGATTCATTAGCTCGTATTTATTAAAGAGCACGCTGGACTATAATGACCCGAATTTGGTTGCTTTAGAGAATGCAATAAACGCATCTCAAGGAGCACGTGGAATGGGAAAGGTTATTACCATTTCAGGACTAGGTGAAGACGAAGTAGGAAAAGATTTGTTAGAAGAAATTGGTGGTGGAGCTAGCTCTGCCATTATCGATTCAGCTACTAAAACTTTTGAGCTTGATAGACAAGTAATAACAGGAGCATATTTGATTCCTCCAATTTTAAGTGGAGCAGATGTTTCTACAGGGTTTTCTACAGAATCTTTAAAAGATGCTTATAATGTATTCAATGCAATTACCGAAGCAGGTAGAGCTAGAATTCAAAAAGAGATTAACAAGATTTTAAAAGCAGGTGATTTTGGAATTGACTCAATTGAGTTAAAGCCATTAGCATTAAGTTTTACAGATAAACAAGAAGGTGAAGCTTTAGAAGGTGAAGGCGTTAATGCTGAAAATCAAACTTTAACAAATCTTTCAGGAAGACAAATGCAAGGGATTCAAAGAATTGTTAGAAAGTATAATAAAGGAGAATTAACAGAGGCTCAAGCTACAGACTTATTAAAGGGTGGATTCGGATTTGACGATGAAGCAATTGATAATTGGTTAGTTAGCCCAGAGGAAGAGGCTGAAGAAGCTGCAGCTGATGGTGAACCTAAAATTAAAATAGAAGAATAATGAATGGAATAGAACTAGAAAATTCATTAATCTCACCTGACGTGTGCGATTTAATGCAAGATAGAATAAGTGTACAATTAGACATCGACCAGACTAGAGTAAAGGCCGCAGCACATATTGCTCAGACGGTAGACTTAAGTAGAGTTATAGGAGTAGCTAATGTGCAAAGATGTATTAATCCACAAAGTGATGCAGATGATACGTTAAGAGATTTAGTTATACCAGCTTGGTTGTTTTATACCAATGCTAGAATGCTAAGAATGTTTAACGGAACATTAACTGACAGTGGATATGTAGTAGCGGAAGAAGCAAGTTCTAAACAGGCTTCTAAAGATGCTGATGAGTCTTATAGTGTTGCCGAAGTTTATTTGGAACTAGCACTAGACTTCTTAGATGCTGAAACACCTACCGCTTCAGATGACATTGACAGAACTACTTTAACTCCAAAGATTAGAGTTTTCGGAGGTCAAGAGAATAGAGGAAGCAATTAAGAAATACGATGTTGTTCGCCGTGCTATGAGATTGAGCTCATATGGTTCGCTACCGCAAGGACAAGACCAGTTGTAAAATACTGGTCAAAATTGAAATATAGTGTAGTGGTAACACATCTGCCTTTGACGCAGACATCCGAGGTTCGAGCCCTTGTATTTCAACAAAAAGATAGGAAGTATCACCTATAAAATTTGATATAAAATAATATACATAATGACAGAAATTAAATTAGTCGGGATGTTGATAAAATCACTTATCTTATGGGTAGTGTTATTAGCTCCAAGAATATTAGTTTACACATTAGGAGTCTTAGAGACTTTTTTTAGAGTACTAAAGGAAACAATCAAAACATTTACAGAAGAGTTAAAAAAGGCTGTTCTTAACCAATAACACCTCATGAAGTATTGAGGACAAACCCAACACATATGGCAAGAGGAATGAGTAATAGTAAAAGAGCAAAAGATAAAAGAAATAGAGAACGTAAAGAGCTGTTTCAAGAGGCGATTGCTGATGGTTACACTAGTAGAAGAGATATAGCGAAAGCTGTAGGAATCTCTAGCTTTGACTTAACAGAATTTTTTGAAGATAATCCAAAGATGTATAAGATATATTCATCTAGAAGAAGAGAGCTAAGAGATATAGCTCTAGACAATATAACGGATATCGTAGAGGATAAAACACATCCAAAGCATTATGATGCAAGTAAGTACATTGTTCAAAACTATCAAACTGATTTAGATATAATTCTAGACAGTAGGGATGGTGATGATGTATCTTCTTCTGTATCGGTAGATGCTGGTAGTGGAGTGATTATCAAATTTACGAACGGAAAAGAAGAGAAAGAATAGTAATAATTGGTTAAAGGACTCTGTTCTTTAACCTTTTTTTTCAAATAAAATATAGCTTATGGCAAAAAAAATAAAGAAAGAACGGAAAGTTCTAAAGGTTAATCCAATATTCGAACCTCTATTTAGAGACGATTTGGACCAACCGAGATACTATCAAGTCTATGGTGGGCGTGGAAGTGGAAAATCATTCATAGCATCTATAGCGGCTGTTCAGTTGACATACTCAACTTATGGACATAACATAATGTATCTAAGAGCTACAATGACAACGATTGAAGACTCATCTTATAAAGATGTAATGGATGCTATCAAGTTTCTAGGTAAGCAATCAGACTTTAAAACTATAAAGAATAGAATTGTAAATAAAGTAACAGGTGCAATAATATCATTCAAGGGTATTAGAAGTACAAGTGGAGCAAAGCTTAAGTCATTATCAGGATTCACTACAGTAATAATAGAAGAGGCTATGGACGTAACATCGTTTGAGGAATTTTCAGAAGTTGATGAAGGTGTTCGTGTGAAGGGTAAGCCTTTAAAAATTATATTATTATATAATCCAGGAGTTGCAATAGGCTCATGGTTACATGATGAATGGTTTGTAGCTGGTCAACCAAATTCAGATACTTATGTAGATACGTCATTTATGCATTCAACGTTTTTAGATAACGAAGAGAATTTGAATCCAAGTGTTGTTCAGAGATATAAGGATTTAGAGTTTAAGAGGCCCAAATATTATAGAAATAATATATTAGCCGAGTGGACTTTAGATGCAGAAGGTAGAATATATGATGGATGGCCTATATATGATTTCATGCAAGACACACCAGAATTCACAGTCTACGGATTAGATTTTGGTTATGGTGGGAAAGATTCTACAGCATTAATCAAGATAGACTATTTTCAAGGTAGTTGGTATTGTACTGAGATATTCAACAAGGCATCAATGAGAATAAGTGAAACGATTGTAGCGATGAAGGTAGCGGGAGTTCCGAGTAATGCTAAGATTTATGCAGATTATGCAGTTCCAACATTTTTGACAGAGATACGTTTAGGAGGATTCTCAGGAGTTAGAAAATGTAAGAAGGGTAAAGTTGATGTAGAGCTTAAGAAGATTCAAGATAAGAGTATTATCATAATTGACCCAGATAAGTCATCACAACTTTACATGGGGTACATGACATGGAAGTATGACAAGAATGGAAAGCTTATGCATGAGCCAGATTCGATAGCGGCTATGAGATACGGAATCTTGAGTTGTAATCCAAGAACAGATAAAATGAATAATGGACCAAGACCTAGAAGGATAAGTAGACCTAAAGGGTTCTTATAATAAAAGACAATATGACAATAAATATATGGGAATCACAAACTGAATTGTATGGAATCGTTAAGACTCCTAAAGCATTATTAAAACATGTTGATAATGTATTATTGCAATTGACAGATTATGCGGTAGATAGTCTTAAAACGGACTCATTTGATGAGTTAATGGATTATCTAGAAGAGAGTACAACAGAAGAGCTACATTCATTATCTCATTATATAGACAATGATGATAGGTTAGTAAGATGTACAGAAATAGTTTTAAATAAAAAATAGTAAATAGTATAGGCCAGGGTTTAAAAACCTTGGCCTTTTTTTCCGTTTTGAAAATTAATTTAAAAATAAATGAAAAAACCCCTTGTCAAACTAAAAATGCTCCTTATCTTTGTACCATAATTAAAAACAAACATTATGAAATTATCTAAATTATTTGCAGGAGAATACGAATTAAATACCACAGTAAACGGTTATGAAGTAAGAGTAGAGGCTTCTTACGGAGAATGTATGAGAGGATTTAGTGTATCGTATTTTGTTAATGATGTGTTAATTATGGGAGATGGATTTACAGGAATGACTTTATATAGTATAAAACAAGGATTAGAAAGCAACGTTGAAGAAGCAATAGAAGAATATAAAAAATACTAAAACAAGATTAGTAAAAATAAATTAAAAAAAGTTTGCCAGTTAAATAAAAAGGTTTTACCTTTGTAGAAACTAAAACATATATTATGAAAAATTTATCATTATTAGGAGGTAAAGAATTAGCTAAATTATTAAATCAACTTGATGCAAATGGTGAAGAGAATGCAGCAATCATAGTCGAAGCAGAAATGGACTTTAGATATGAGGTTGGATTTAAAAATGAATTACTAACAAATAACAAATAGAAATTATGAAAAAAGCAATAGTAGTATTAATTATGATAGTAGGAATATTTACTAGCTGTGAGCAATTGGATGAAATAGACCAATGTGGAATAGTAACACATTATGATTATTCATATGGTGACTATATAGACCAATGGGGAAATTCAGATATATTCTACTATGTATGGTTAGATGGAAATAAGCATCAAGTAGACTTTGCTACATTTAATGAAGCAAATAAAGGAGATGTTATGTGCATAGAATATTAAATAGAATTAAAAAGGGTAGCTGAAAACTTTAACCAGAGTAGGCAAAAAATAAAAACAAGTAAACATTATGAAGAACAAAGTAGAAAAGGTAGAAAACGTAGAAAAGGAACAAGCACAGCCAACAGAGATGGTTATGTCAGTAGAATTGGCTCAAGGGGTATTGAGTTATTTAGCTAGTAGACCTTATCAAGAAGTTGCAGAATTAGTTAAAGGACTTCAAGGTTCAAAATTACAGTAAAAATTATTAACAATAACTCTGTGAAAATTAAGAAACTTTCACAGAGTTATTAAAAACAATTAGAAATTATGATTTTAAGTTTAGTAGTATCAGTAGTAGCACTAGGATTAATATCTTTCAACCTTTATAAGGCTGTTAAGAATGAATCAAATGGTAGAAAAGATGTTGTAGTAAAAGAAGTGTATGTAAAATGGGATGAGAATTCAAATTTCATTATGGCTTTTATCTCAGAGCACTTTAAGACCTCAAACACTTTATTAATGGATCAACTATCACTTCATTTAGGAAGGTCAACATCTTCTTTAAAGAGAAAGATTAGTAGATTGAGAGGAGTTAAGACAGGTAAATCTCCTTATGCATCAAATGTAGAGAGAGAGTTTGTTCAATCATTAGATGGTGCAGAGATAAACGATAAAGGGTTCGCAAATATATTAATGGTTTCATTAATTAACATAGGTTTAAGTGATGATGATATCATGAACTTACAAGACCTTATGTTAGAGTCAGAGTTAAATAAATAAAAATAAAAAAAGATGATTAATACACACAGAAAAAAAAGAAAAGGAGTACATTCAAAGAATGCCTCAAAGAGTCAGACTAAATACAAATTAAAGTATAGAGGACAAGGTAAGAAATAATTAACAGAGCACCTAAGAGACTTTATTACAACAAGTACTATATTATGTACTATATTAATTTAAAGTCTCTTAAAACTTCTAAAAACAATCAAATTATGAATAATGAGCAATTATTAAAATACAAAGCTGGAGATATAGTATCTTTGGCAAAAAATAATAAGGGTAGAGAATTTTTAACTCTAAATGGAAAACCTTACAATGGAGACAATATGTTAGTCATGGAATCTTATATTGAAGATGAAAAGAATTTTGCAAAAATACTTCACAATGGGATTCTGTTTAATATTAGAGAACATATGTTAAAAAAAAACAAATAAATTATGATAACAAATATTGAAATGGTAAAGATTGTGATGCTTGTCATATATGCGATGTCATCATTCGTATATCTAAAAGAATTATTCGCAGACTTTAAAGACAATAAACCAAAAGTATTTTCAGAATGGTTCTGGTATGTAATATTATTAATTGGAGGATTTGGTCCAGTATTAAATACAGTAGTAAGTTATCAAATAATTAAAACAGAGAAAAAAGATGAACGATAATGGTAGAGTAATAGTTAAGATAGGGTTAATAGGAATAATATTAACTTTACTTA